CTGTAGCAGTAGGGATGATGCGGAAAACATCATAAAGATGCGGATTGAAAAAAGAACGCATGATAGCGTTAGGAACGTAACTGATCTGAGATGTGCCAGTTAAGTTACCGCTAAGGGTCATGTCTTTTACATCCTTAGAAGCTGTGAAAGCAGTTTCAGATTTGATCTTATCAAAGTTTTCAGCAACTATATCCATAATTGCAGATTTGAACTTGTCAGAATTTGACCATTCTTTCTTTGCTTCGTTTTCGATGCCAGACTTTAAACGATTAGCAGAAGCAGACATTTCTTTTACTTTTGCTGCGAGTTCGCCAATAGTTTCGTTTTTCTTTTGCGCATCTACATTTAGTTGTGCGATATCTGCGGCTAATTTAGCGTCTACAGATTTAATTTCCGATTTGATGCCATCCACAAGGGGATTCAGGGCATCGAGGATTTCATTTGCCATTTTGTGTTATTTGTAAAATTTTAAAGTTAATATATCTATTGCAGATTTTAGCTGTTTTAAGTCTTGTGCAGTTTCCTGCGGCTTGACCTCTTCGTGTGCAGTTTCCTGCGGCACAAATAAAGCTGAAACCTCTTGCAATTCGTTTATAAGTAAAGATTCGTTTTCGCCTGTGTATTTACCTTCTTTTAGCTTTTTTATCACCCATGCCATATAATCTACGGCTGTTTCTTTCTTTTGCTCTAAAAAGGATTTAACTACTTCAAATGTCGGCGTATTAGGATTAGCACCCCATAGAACGGCACTACCTTCCCATAAAGCTACCTGAGTAATTATATTGTGATTAATGCCTTTTTCCTGATTTAAAACAGAAAACCCGACGCTATGCTGGGTGATATCGCCACGCTCATATAAAGGCCATGCTACCTCTTTCCACAGAAACATATCCCTATAGCTGTTTTCACCTACAATATATTTCCCTTCTTTATACAGCTTTTGAAACTTACCTAATGAAGATTCAAGTTTGCGCTCATGGTTTACCAAATGCCATATCTCATTAGATCCGTTAGGGCCACGCTCTGCAATTGTTTTGTCAAATGCTGATTTATCGAATACATCCCCGTCTCTATCTACGCTTTCCATTTCAGCAATAGCAACCTTTACGCTACGCTTAGATGTATCCACATCCAATGCTTTGAGATCGTAAACTTTGTGCTGTATTGTATTCATGCTTTTTTTATTCTGCCAATAAGAAACGCAAACGGCGTATCTCTGATCATTTTCGCCGAATTCCCCAACCATTTCACTATCCCCCATACAACGATCTAAAAACTGATCTCTATTTTCGTTTGCTCTTGGACTTGGCATATTAACAAAATTGAATTGATATATTATATTTTTTATCTTAATCTGTCAACTATAGGATTTTTTCTTACTAACCTTCCGTTTGCATCCCTTTTATTTGTAATGGCAAATGTACAACGGCATCTGATCACATCTACCGCCTGCGCCTGTGGGTCATGCGGATGATCTAATTCACTACCAGATCTACTATCTACAAACTTATCATTAAAATCTACGGTTTGCCCATCTAAATGCCAATGGTCGGCTTTATCCTTTTGCCCTTTGAAAGGGTTACCCCTTGTTCTATTATCCTTTGCCGCTATCCAAATCTTTTGCTTTTGAAACGGTGACTGATCCGCCCCTACATATGTGCCGGCATGGATAGCCCTACCAACCTCAGTACGTGCGATCATTTCCGCCCTATTTCTATTTAAATCAGGTACGGCTTCCGAAATATACTTTGCATAATCATCATAACCCCATCCTTCCAAATTGCCACGCTCTAAAATGTCAATCATCATTTTTCTGCTTGTCTTTACTATCTGTAGCACCCCCTGATTGTAAAAGTTAGTACCTAAATAGTCAAGTATCATTTGCACCCATTCCTCAGATGTGTTAAACTGCTTTTCTTTGCGAAGAGTATCGTAATTCTGCCTGGCATACCTGACCCCTATTTCACGTATTAGCTGATCTAATGTACGGCTTATCCTATCGCTAAAAAGTAAACTATTAGTAAACTTTCGGGCAGCTTGTTCGCTATCTCTTAACGCATCTTTAAAATCTGAAATATCAGACTGTAAAGCATTGTAAAACTTAGTAGAATACTTATTAATGTATTTAACCGCCTTGTTCCGCTCTCTGTTCCAATATATCCGTCTTTGTCTGGCAGTCATATTCGGTGATAAAGTTAATTAATTGCTTACTAAATTGGCCTCTTTTAATTATCATCTTGCCATATTCGTTAATGCAGTTTTTCTCTTTTTCTGTTTCAGGATACTTACGTTTGGCGATACTATAACAATATTTGTTAATTTCTGTTATTTCTGACATTGTAATCTATAAACTTGTAAAACTCTATTGCCGGTAAATTAATAAAAGCCTTAAATATGTCAGCATTTACAAACTGCCACCCGTAATCCTTAGCCCATATAATCGTTATAACTCTCGCTTTGTTCATCTGCCACCGATTCATTAGGTACGTCAACATCTTCTATTACGCTGTATTGTCCGGTAATTAAATACTTATTGTGCATTTGCTCATTAGTAGGCTCAAACCCTAACAATTGCCTATATTCATTGCCTGTAATTGCGCCTCTATCAAACATCCCGTTATATACTGTTGACATCTTACTGTAGTCATCCTGCAATTCAGGTATGGCAGAGAAATCGTAATCTAAATATTCATTACCCTTGAATGAAGGCACTAATTGCCTGTTAAGTTCATCCCTTAGACTATTGCACAAAGGCATAATTAGATCGGTAACAAATTTCTTTTGCGCCCATTCCTTATTACTAAAAGACTGACCAGATACTAAAATATCAGGATCTACACCAAATGCCATTGCTATGCGTTCCATAGTCTTATCCTGACTATCTAAAAGCTGCATGTCTACAGAATCCTTACCAATATCTAAATAGCCCCATTTACCCTGTAAAGTAGCTACAGCCGACTTCATAGCCGTATTATTGATCTTATTGTCAATAACAGATTTTAGCTGACCAGACTGCTCAGGGGTTAAATTATCCAATGTTTCGTTAAACATAACACCTTTTGCACCGCCATTCTGAAACATGGCTACCGCCGCCTCCATTGCATCATTATCCTGTTGCAACCTACGTTTAAGGGGAAGCAATGGGTTAAAACCACGCAAATGTTCCCGATCTACCGCGTCAAAGTTTGGGTTAAATGTTTTCCAATGGATAATATCTGACTTGGCAATAGGTATAAACTTACCGCCTATATTTAGCAGATAGCCAGACACACCGTATAGATCTTGAGGATCAGGCACTAACTCAACCTTTGAAGGTGGCAGTACGTACATTTCCAATACTTCGCCGTTTTCTATCCCGCCACGATTAAGCCATATAAAAGCCTCGCCGTAAAGTGTATAAAAAGAAAAGATAGCCTCAAAAAAGCTATCTGACCCCTGCGACGGGTTAGGGTTATTTATAAGCATTGATAAAGGCGTATTGACCGCCATTTCATCCAATGCCTTAACCTTGTTAATCTGATACTTAGATATGTTATTTAGCGGTGAACTTTTGTATCTTTTTAATGCCGTTTGGTTTTTTGGCAGATAAGTATAAATAGGCACATTAGACGCTTTCTTTGCTATTTTCTTTACTACCGTATAGATAGTATCGTTATTACTGTAGGCATTAGAGTCTTTATCCCATTTAAAAAAATTAGCCTGATGGCCAATGTAAACGCCGGGAAAAGTCATTGCCTTAGTTTTGATCTTTTCCATGCCTAAAAGTTTCGTAATCCAACTCATTAGAAAGCTACCCAACTGGGCGATTTAGTGGTTAATTTTGTAAAGATAGCATAACGCATGGCATCTAATAAGTGATCGTTTTCTTTGACCGGTGACTCATCCGCCGCTATTTCCCCGTTTTTATCTGTTTTCCATTTGTACGATTGCAATTCAGATTTCAGATTATTGCTATTTTGTACAATATGCAAAGGATATGACTTTACCTTCATGATGCCGGCCCATACATCTTTATTTGCTGGCTTACAATTAAATCCCGCCCTTGTAAGTTCTTCTATTGTTTTAGGCTCAGCTGCATCACAAAAGATTTCATCACTCCTTGACAAATTTAGTTCCTTTAATTTGCTTATTATGTCCGAAATTGTCAACTTAGGGGAGTAAAGCAATTCCTTTACATAATTAGCAGATTCGTAATGCTCTACCTTTACTAATGCTGTAGGTACCGTATATCCAAAATCTAAGCCGTAAAATGTCTGCCCTTTATTTGGAAATTCATCTGCCATTTTCCATGCAGTATAAATAAGTTCCTTAGATGCACCTCTTTGCCCTAACCCGTACACTTTCCACATAAAATCATCTGGCAAATCTTTGTAGCTTTCTATGTAATCTATTTGCTGTTGGGATAGGTTAAATATATTGTCAAGGTATGTAGAATGAATCTTTTTGTTTTTGGTATTATCGGCAATATCGTAAACCCATGATCTAAATTCGGCAGGATTCCAATCCATAAATATAGTTCCTGTAGTACGCATGGCTAACTGATCAAATAGTATTTTATTGATTAGGTTAGCTTCATTAATAAAAAGTATATCCCTTCCTGGTCCTCTTGCCTTGCCTTCATCTTCAAGTCCAAAAAGTTCGATATAACTGCCGTTTGGGAATGTATAGACAAAATCTGTCCATCGCATCCATTCATCAAACCAATTGCCGGTATCCTTTAAAATGTGCTGTAAATCTCTAAATGCGCCTCTTTTAATATGAGGCAATGAATGGCTAACTATAGAAATGCGTATATTTGGTAATGTTGTTGCAATGCTAACCAATATCTGAATAACGCTGTAAGACTTACCGGATCGGCTACCTCCTTCATTACAGATTATTTGGTAACCTTCACGATATGCTGAAATAGTCTGAAATAGTACATTACTCGGCTTTGCCATCTGGGGTTATTATTACAGGCCTCATTTGCGGGATGTCTATTTCCTGTTTTGACTTATCCGTCTGCCCTAATCTTTGTTTGCCTAACCATATAAGCATGGATTTGTCTTTATCATTTATTGCAGCATCGTATTGAGCCGTTAATAGCCTTGAATCGCCCTTTGCTCTTTTTTGGGCTTTATATGCCGAAAAAGCCATGTTTTTTTCATCTTGGCATCTGATGTATAAAGTATCTTCATGACATCCTAAATAAGCCGCTATTTGCGTTCCGTCGCATCCTGCTTCTAATAATTTATCTACTTTATCCCAATTAATTTCTATCATTTCATCATTTGTTTTACAGCGTAAATATCCGCTAATAGTTCCGGATTCTTTCTGCGAAGGTACATCCTTCTAATTACTTGGTAAATGGTCTTT